ACGCAATTGCGAGCAGACACAAGGTCGCTGGGTTGGCGGGTATAATACTGAATATACAACTGACTTTCTGTAATATCCGAGAGAGAGCATTTAAGGTCAGCAAAGGCGGGGTTGGGGTGTCCTGCGTAGGGATAAACGCTGGTGAGGAGTGCTGCCTGTGCGGAACGAAGGATACGCGAAGTATCCGACGCCAAGTTGAAGACGCAATTGAGAACCTGAATACCATAGAACCCCTGATTGTTGCTCTTCGGGTCGCACCAAATAAGGGGTGAAAGCATGAAGGGTTCAATCGTCTCAAACTTAATCTTAATGGTTCTTTCATATTTGGCGGGAGCTTCGGGAGCGGCAGCATCATAAGGGTCGTTTCCGGTGATGTTAATCAGACGGAAGGAACCGCGGGGCTGGAAGTCCTGGTCGTGGGCGACATCATTCCAAGCACCGAGAGGGCAGTTATTCGCAGCAAGAGAATCCTGGTAGGAATAATAGCTGTCATACATGATGGGGGTAGTGTTATTATAACGAGCGAGGTCGCGCCTGTCGTTGAAGCGGAGAAGCTGGAACAACACATCTTTTTCGTTCTGCGAGATGGTGTTGTTGTTAATCGTGAGCTGGACCGTGTTAAGGGCAGTCTGGAAAGGGAAAGGTGCTAAACTCTCGCTAAAACCGTAGTTGATGGCGAGGGTCTTATCGGGAGTGGGAACCGGGTCGGTGGAAGCTCTGAAAAGTGCCGTCACGGTAAGCTCCATCACATTCCTTATCATAATGCGTCTGGCGAGAAGCGTACTCTCTGACGGGGTCTGAATGTTAAAGGTGATGCTGGAAGTGCTTTTGGAAATAGCATTATATTTGGAAGGAGTGATATTCTGCGCGCCGGCAACAACGGCGTAGCGGACGCTGTCGGTGGTGTTGAGAACATCGTAAAGGACCTTGACCTTGCTGAAATCGCTGGAAGACATTTGGGCGTTTTATAATATTGGTGGAGAAGAAAATATTATAAAATTGTCGCTAAATAACTTATGATGAAATATTGTTGTATGCTTTCTTTCTAAACATAATCTTAAGGTTGGCGCCGCAACCGTTCTGTAAATAAAAATCATGGTAGTATCCATATATATCTACCCACTGGACTTGGATTTGAATTGCGGAAGAAGGGGTATTTCCCTGAAGGTCCAACAAACGATATTCGGCAGTTGGTTCATAAATAACATTCGGCAGGTATTCATCGCCCCTTACTAAATTGACAATAAGGTCGGTAATCTCGTTGCTAATGTTGTTGTTCTGTTGGGGTGCGAATGCGACGGAATTGCTAAATATCTTGGGGACGCCGATGTTTGATGGGAGTACAGGAATGAGCGATGCTAAAAATACTATCCGTGAGATGGGACACATAATAGGACCGGTGCCGTATTCCTGTTCCATTATTAAAGCGTCCCAATCCTGTTTCGGTGCGGGAACACCAGCAGCGACTTTGGCGGCGTAGTTCTGTCCCATTTTGTTATACACTCGCAACATGAATGCCTCGCCTATTGCCGATGTGTATGAATTGAATACCCATTCAAAACTGCTAAAGAGAATGTGGAGGGGTGCGTTGAAGAATAAATTGATTGTGGCGTTGCTTATTAATGCGGGTGTCTGTGCGTTATAGTCTGCGGAAGCAGCATCATAAGCATCGGGGAAGTTATAAGGCGGTGATGCTACATAAGTTCCAGCAGCAGTTCCTCCCTGATTGAAGAGGGCGAGCGGTGCGACAAAGGACGCCTTACATGTCGCATCGTCCCACCTAAAGAATGGCGGATTGTCAATATCCATACCAACGGGAGAACCAGCAGCGATAAACAATTTGTTATAGCATCTTGCTAAAGTTTCGTTAATCATAGAAATCCATGCTCCCCACGATTGACACCAATAGTATTCGCTGGTTGCCTGTTCTAAAGTCATCGCACCTGGACCGAATATAACAGATGGATTTGCGGGAATGAAAGTCGGCGGACGGAGGAGTTGATTCTGTTGAACTCCGAGATTAGACCTATGGGGGATATAAATGATTGGTTCAGTAGCGGTGATGGGAACTGTTCCAGGACCTACTGGGTCCTGATATGAAAGCGTAATGTTGTATATCGTTTTGTTGGGCCATAGAGTATTAACCGCTCCAGGTCCGAGTTGTTGCGTATCTATTTGCGGAATGAAGATGGGTAATGAACCAGCAGTATCAAGAGAGAACCGAACGATACTCATAAAGTAATCCGACGGTGTGTCAAGCAGATTGGAAGAGCGAACCTGTGTGAATGATAGTTTATTGGGAGGGACACCTAAATCCCCGACCTGCTCGTTGGCGACATCAAGGTTGTAATATACCTGCGTGGGTGCTGATAGAGACATTCTTATATAATGTATAATGATATTAAATTATCGCTAAATAATCTAATAGTTGCGATAATTTTAAGCGTTTTTATGCGAATATCTACATTATATCGTGAATAATGTAGATATAATGGAGAATAATCTAATAACTCTACATTATTCTCTTAATAATTTTAAAATTATTCTCATAATAATCTAAATCTGCTACAATTCTTTACATTATATCGTGAATAATGTAAAATATGCGTGAATAATGTAGTTTGCGGACATAATGTCGCACTTTTTTATATTATAGTATATCAAACATGCCTAAATTATTAGAGAAGGGTCTCGCACAGCAGCGAACAGATGAACGACAGAAGGTCGCACAGGAGTACTACTATAAGCATCACAAAGTATTAGAAGATATTTACCAAGCTCTTCGCCCCACCAACGCATTAGCGAAGTGTTATATCAACTGCCCCTGCGGGACACCTAACATACAGTATAGGAAATTGAAACAGCATATCTGTTGTAAGAAACATCGCAAGGTATTAGGCGATGAACCATTAGTGTCGCATTTTCTTTAGTCTTATTGGTAATACGATATTAAGCGATATGCTCTTCTTATTGCCTGTCAATCCCCGCGATACTATACCCCACTCATTCGGGTTCGCAAACAATCCGCTACAGAACACCGCCAAGATGAACTCGCCATTCGTCGTATAATAATCATGGAGTCGCTCTATGATATGCTTCCCAGTATAAGAGCCAGTCTTCCTAACAGCATAAGGTTTAGTTCGTTCAAACTCAATCATCACATCTTCAGCACATCGCTTAATCACACGCTCAAAATCTTCTTCAGTTATGGTTTTACCTGACTGTAAAGCAATAGGGTCGTCCGCATAATAGAACCCGTCATGAGTCAGTACAAACTGCTTCCCACCACTAAAGGGCATCTTCGTATCCTTAATCATCGCCAACCATGCCTCGCAATTATTCCAACTATTCATTTTGTCAGTATATACATATATACTGATAAATCTTTTATATCCTTTTTCATTTATATATTAATTGAAAACTAATATATCAATATTGCTAAAGAATACCGGCGGTTGGTTCCGACCCAACGACCTCGGAGTTATGAGCCCCGCGCGCTTCCTCTGCGCCACGCCGGTATAGAATTGGAGTGAGTTTTATTGTATGATGTCGTTGAGGTTTTAGACCCACTCAATATACTCCGAGATTATATTTTCCCTAAATGGGCGTGGTAAGGTGGTGAGGTGGTAAGGATTTTTGGGTTCATTTGGGTTGGGATTTTCCTAACATTTCCCGCAGGACTGTTAGGATTGTTAGGTGATTGAGGTTTTCAAAATCAAACAAAAAAGCATCACCACCTCACCACCTTACCACATTAATAAGGATAAAACTCCTCCGCTGCTTTGGTTGCTAATGCTTTGACCTTTGCGGTGTAGTCTTTGACATTATCAGTTCCTACTGACTTGTAATACGCTTGAAGAACATTAGGACGCTGTGCGTTCTCCATTAGATTTTTAAAAGCATAATCCACCCTTGAAGCAATCATCTTTTCCCTTTGCTTATCCACATCTATAATACGCTGTCGCTTATTGATGTCCGATTGTTCGGCAGGAGTCCAAACTTTGTGAGCGACCACAGGCGGTTTGCCTATGACGCTTTGAATACCATGCTTAATGTCGTCCATTATACCTCGTCCTTTTAAGTCAGGAATTATAGTTCCATCTCTATCATGGGAAAACTTCCTATATAATGTGAATACTTCTACGGGAGATGGGTTAGGATTCAATCTTGTTGTGAGCCGACTACGAATATCATGAATTAGTCTGGAATTGTATTCTCCTTCTTTTGCTTCTTCTTCTAATGTCCTTTCTGCTTCTTCATTTAACGCTCGTTGTTGCGCTTCCCGTCGTTTTCTTTCAGTATCTATTATGTGTTGATTGTCGGCGTCTATCCGAGCTTGCTTAAGTGGAGCAGTTAAGATTGATTCTTCGTATGCTGGGTCTCTACCCATAATTTCTCTCCTCATCAATTCTGATTCTTTAGGTCCAGCACCCCGCAGATGATAGAAGGGGTTAGTATGCCCTAATGATTTTGCCATCTTTGTCGCTTCTGCTTTCTGGTCTTTTGCTTCGCGTTGTAATGCTTTGCCTGTATTATCTAATAGTGATACAATATTTCTATGCTCTGCGTAATAGTCTTGTGGTTTCATCTCTACTTTACCTTTTGTCTTCCCACCCACGAATACGGGATTTTGAAGAATGTGTTGCTTATACTTATCATAACCAGGCACAAAATCATACACGCTTGATGGATAATACTTATACGAGTTTCGTACTTCTGCTGGGTGGTCAAAACGCCCCTGTAAGAGATACAACGGGTCGCCATCAGCATAGACACGGTGGTTCTTCTGCGATAGAGCAACATCAGGAATATCGCTCGTCTCAATAGCGGGGTTGTATGTGCGTGCCTCTTTCACCATACCCTTCTTGATAAGTTCATCTATGAGTGTTCCACCGAGCGAATGACCTGTCGCATAATAAGTATATGCGCTCACGGGGTATTCCTGCTGGAATCTTGCGACGACATCTATGTCTTCTTTGAACCTCGCACTATCGGGAATGACATTAAAAGCGGTGCTGAACCATGCTTTAAAATCACGGAAATCAGCTGTGCCTCTCACGCCTATCACCATCACATTCTCGCCGTCCTTCTGATAGATGACGAGTGTTGGTGTCTTCAATAACATAGTATAACCAGCGATAGGCGTCATAT